AGTTACACTGTCTAATAAAACAATGTCACCATCTTCTAAATTGTGTGCTGCTGATGTTGTAATTGTAATTGTTGTAGAACCATTAAAAGTAAATGTAGCTGCTGAAATAGTAGTTGCTAAAGGAGTTACATCAAAAAACTGACCTTCAAAATATACAATTAAAAACTTGTCTGTACCAATTGCTACGTATCTATTACCATCTTGGTCAACAAATGCGTGTTGTTTTCTGGCTACGCCTACTAATGTATCTGTAAGTAATGATTGCCAACCACCAACTTTTTCTGGTAGTCCATATCTAAATCTAACATTATCTGAATCAACCCAACGACCTTCTGCCCCAACGGCAGTGTCTTGTTTATCTATTCCGGGAGCAAACTTAATTTTCGTAAGCATTTTTTACTCCTATGATGTGCTATTGGTTTTTATTTGCCAGCCTTTTGTAGCAGTTGTAAAGATTAAGGTTACACATTGATTATTAGCAGTTAAATCTAAATCAGATGTGCCACCTTGAATATTAGATCCGTTTCTTGCAACAATACATTTGTTAGTTCCAAAACCATTAGATGCAGATACATCCATTATGGTTACTTCATCTCCTTGAGATGGTGAAGCAGGCAATGTTATTGTTACAATGTTTGCAACTGTGTCTACACCAATTTGATCACCAGCTACTGCTGTGTATGCAGTTTTGCTAGCTGCTGTTACTTCTGTAAATCCTTTTTGCAACATACCTAATGTTGTTGCTGGTACACTACCTCTAGAATAAACTAAAGCTGTTGCACCTTCTGGAAGAGGTACTTGAGTTGCTGCGCTTTGACCTGCAGTAAGTAAAGTTACTGTAAAACTTTGTGTTGCATTTCCTCTAACAGTTCCATCTTCTACAAAAAATACTCTGTTTGCATTACCACCTGTTGTAGATGCAGGCATTGTTAAACTAGCATTACCAGATAAAGTTCCTATAACTTTAATATAAAGATGTTTACCATCCGCGGTCGCCGATCCATCAGATAAATCTAATGTAGTGTTACCTGTACTTAAAGTTACTTCTACATAACCCGATGCTGCTGTTTGTAATAATTGTAAATTAGTATTTGTAATAGTTCCCCATAGACCGGCTTTTTCACCTGTCGTTACGAGTTCTAATGATAAATCTGATGAATAAGTTGATGCCATATTAGTACGGTTTTATTGGTGTCCAAACCATTGTTGCTCCTGGTATTATATCGTTCCACGTAATAACCCCTGGTTCTACTGTATCTAATGATAAAGCATTGCCTGTAGGTAATACATTTGCTCCGGCTGTTATTGTAACATTTCCAGTAGCCAAGGTCAACGAGTTTCCAGTAGGTGTTACGTTAGTATCTATATTAACTGTAAATGCACCTATACCTAAAGATACAGCATTTCCTGTAACTGTGTGATTAGCGTCGGCAGTAATAGTTAAAGTACCTGTGCCTAATGCAAGTGCGTTTGGATCTAAATTTTCAGTAACTGAATCTGCAATAATACCTACACTACCTATTGTAATAGCTAGTGAATTTTTAGATACTACTACATTTACATCTGTATCGGGTCCTGATGTAGCAAATGGTAATGCTGATATTGCGTCAAATCCTAAACTCATAAATAATCCTTAAAAGGAGGCAGTAGGTATGTGGTGGTGTACTGCCCCCATCTAAAGATTATATCATCGTTTAAACCAAGAAGGAAGACCTAAATGTGGACGCTTGTCAAACATATTATCTTTTGCTCCAGGTGTTTTACGGTTGTTATAATGAAGAAATACTTGAACGCATTCCTTACCTTTAAATTTATTTCGCCAATGCTCTAGCTCACAGCCAGAATAGACTAGCATATCTCCTGGTTTTAAATCTACTTTAACACCTTTAGTATTATCAGATACATAACCCATACCGTCTTTTACACCACCTTTTGTAGAATCAGGCTCAAGATATATTGGCCAATCATCACCACCAAGATTCATAGTCGTTGATATTTCACAACTAAATCTATCTTTGTGTCTTTTAAGTTCATCACCTTTTTTATATATTCTTGCATATGTATAAGCTGGATATAATTTAAGTCCTGTTACTTCTTCCATTTTAGGTTGGCATTTAAGTAACAAAGTTTCCATAGCTATATTTGCGTACTGACTATAAGTTTCTGGTATTTGTTCGTCTTTACCTTCATAGTGACCTATAATATTTTCAAAGGGTGAAAAGTATCTAGCGTTTCTACAAGTATCATAAACTTGTTTTTGCATCATAAAATAATTTGCAACAAAAGCTGCTAGGTCTTTTGATATTGCTTGACGGATAACTGTGTACTTTTTTTTCTTAAACATCTTTAGCCATTTCCTTTGGCACTGCTTGTATGTTCCAATGTATAAATCTAAATGGCTCTATGCCAAAATCTACACTAAACTCGTGTTCCAAAAATCCTGGAAATATAATTAATGTACCTGGTGTAGGTTTAAAATGTATAAGCTCACTACCACCCCAAACACCTTTTTGATCTGGTTTCATTTTTAATTTTGTAGCTCTGGCTCCAGTACGAGGTTCGTGAAATACAGGATAAGATGTTTTATCACTACACTTTAAAAAGTAAAAACCTGATACGTGTTGATTCCAATGTATGTGTGCTGAATGATGACCACCACCTTTTTTAGCAAACTCTTGTACCCACAATTCAGAAAAAATAGTTGTATACTGTTGCATATCAAAACCTTGATGATCTAAATACTCCCAAGATTTTTGACCAATATAATTTCTAAAATCTATAAAATCATTGTCTTTTGTTAATGGTGTTGAATGATATGATCTTCCAAAGTCACCGTGTTCTTTTATAAATTTTTTTTCTCTTGTTCTTGCATCTTTAATATATTTATTAGATGCTTTAGTTAAAGATTTTACAAACTCTGGTTTTTGTTCTGACCAAATGGTTGTGTTAAAGTAATTATTTATATACATTATCTAAACGGCTTTCCTAAATGCCAAACAACAAGACTATATCTTGTGCCTGATGTCACGGGTTTAACTCTATGCCAAACAAATGAAGGAAAAACAATAATAGAACCTTTAGGTAAAATTTCTTTTGCTTTTTTTAAATGTTTAACTTCATCTCTCATATGTGGATCGTAATTTCTAAAATCGAATTCTAATTCACCACCTGTGTATTCTGAACCATCTGTTAACTGACAAGTCATAGATAGTTTTCGAATTCTGCCGTGGTCAGGATCATTTTTATTTTCTCTTTCATAAGGTTTATCCCAACTATCACAGTGCCAATCATAATATTGATTGTGTTTGTATTTTGTAAATTGACAAGACTCACTTCTTTCCCAATCAAAATTCCAACCAGCATTTTTATTAGCCATATGAACATATGGGTGTAGTTCTTTATATATCCAATTATCATTTAACCAAACTAGATCAGAGTTTCTTTTTCTTTTTAAATCTTTAACTTCGTTTCTAGATAATTTTTTATCTCCATAACCACCTGTTCTAGCCATAACTTCTTCTTGTGAATTTGCATAAGCTATTACATCATCACAAAATTTTGGTGTAAGCACACCACTAAAATACCAATAGTAATTAGATATATTCATAAGTTATTGTTTGTACAAAGTTTAATGAATCTTTTTGATTGTTAGTTAAGTAATACATATTAGTAGATGGAAACATTATAAACATATTATCTTTAAGTTCTATATCCCAACTTCTACCTTTACGTCTGTTATCTTCAAAGTGTATTCTAACAAAACAATCTTTAACTTTTACACCATATAATAATGTAAAGTCTGGAGAGTTACGTAGATCCACTGGATCTATATTTAATAATGGAATTGTAGTCTCGCTGGGTTTATAAATGTTACCCCACGTTTCTTTGTTAATTAAATTAACACCATACTCAAGACCAACGTGATCTCGCATATATGTATTCAACATATCCCAAGTTCGTGAAAACGGAAAATCTTTGTTTTGAATTACTGATTGTAAAATGTCGCCTGATAATTTATCTCGGTCAATGTCCCAATCTTTGGGCATATCGACATCACCATAATATAGAGCTTGTTCTGTTAAGACTTTCTTCTGCATACCACCACCATTTTTAATTTATGCTTTTGAGTCTGTCAAGTCCCAAGTTGTATTTGCTTCATTCCAGACGTAACCCCATCTGTGAGTATCAGCTGTATTTTGTGATTCTTGTTCAGCTGTTAGTGCTGGAGCATCACCGATTGGTGATTTCCAAGAAGCTGATTCGTTATGTTTTACCCAAGATGCATAAGGTTTTTTAGGCCAGAAGATTTGATCATCTTCGTCCCAAGTATAACCTATACCTGCGTA